TCGGCATTGCTTGCTGAAGCGCCGCTTGGCGTCCCGGCAAATCTTTTACCGAGCGAATCGACTCCAGTGTTTCATAGAGGGTTTTATTTCTGGCCTGTTCGTTGTTGCGCGTGGCCTCGTCCGCTCCTGCGAGGTTCTTGATTGCCTCCGCTCGCTGATTTTGCATTTGATTGAGCAAGGCAGGATTGACGCCTGCGGCGCCGGCGTCTTTGATGAGCCCGTCGAAGTCGAAGCCAGTCACGTTTCCATTGGAATCTTTCTGGACGTGTTTGGATGACAAGCCGCGTAAGGTGTTCTGGTCCTGAAGTGCGAGGGCTCGCTGCTGGTTTTCTTGCTCCAAGCCGGTCTGCTGGAGCTGGGTCGTTTTCTGCTGATTCAGGAGTGCCTGGATAGACAGAGCTTTCCCGTACTGCTCGAGCGGGCCGGGCTGCTGCTGAACTGCCAAAGCTGGCAAAGGAATTGAGGCCATTAGGAGCTCGGTATCACCGTTCCATCCGTAGCTGCAGGGATGCTGCCAGGCAAGGCCAACGGATTATTCCCGCCATTTAAGAGTTGCTGCAGGCTCAAATATTGTCCGATGTTCCCGATAGCATTGGTCCCGGCATTAGCCGCCCCCACATAGCCGCTGGCCGTCGCTGCGGCTGCATTGTTGTATTGCTGGCCGATCTGCGCACCGGAAGTGAGGTTGATGTTGCCGACGTTGTTTGCTGCCGCCTGCCCGAACTGTCCGAGCTGGCCTGCAGAGGTTTGGCCCAATCCTGCGAGCGTGGCGTATCGATTGAACTTGTTCGCTTGGTTGTTCTGGAAAATGTTGTACGACTGCTGGTACTGCTGCAGGGCACGGTTGTAGACGTTCTGGTACTCGTTCGAGGCGTAATCCTGTCCGTATTGCGTGAGCGCTCTACCAGCGTCACCGGATAGCGCCCCGCCGCGCGCTGCCGCTGAATTCTCGAGTGCTGTTTGGCCTTGCTGCAGCCGGAACTGATAGCCGGGGTCATTCTGCTCTGTCGCCCCCGTGGGTGCCTGGAAGGTATTCGTCCAGTTCGGAAATCCCCCACCATTGAGCAAGTCGGAGAGGGATGTGACTGCACCTTGTCCCGCCTTGAGCCAAGGCGCTTCGTTTTGTTGCTGGGTGTTCCATTCTTGCTGCTGGAACTGCAGTGCCGCTTGCTGATCCTGATGCTGTAGCTGGGCGGCGCTCTTGGCGGCATCCGCTTGCGTTCCCGCCGCACTGAGCGATGCACCCGCACCGATACCGGCAGATGCTAGGCTTCCACCGACAACTGCTGCCGTCGTCCCGATTCCTATGTGAGCACCTTTGTGTACATCATGTCTGAGGGCTTGAAGCCGAGCGCTTCAAAGATCTTTTTGTGGTCCTGATGGACCTTAAAACTCCAGTAGAGCTTTACGACGCCGAGCTCCTTCATGCACTTTTCGACAAAGCAGAGTAGTCTCACCCCGATTCCGCCGATCCGATACGGCTTCAACAAAAAGTACATATCGCAGTACCCGCATGTTCCTGCGTCTGCATAGTGCAAGTGAGGCATCAGGAAGCTCACGAAGTACCCCACGATTTTCCCGTCATCGCGCACCGTGGCGATGTGCAGTGCATTGTTTTCTTCCAGATGCTCATAGCGCGGAATGTCGAGCTTCTGCTTAACCTTGTCTTTATTGAGCGCCAGTTCTTCGTAATGCTCAGGGAAAAGCCATTTCGCATCTATGAAGAACGCGGCCAATTTTTCGGTCTGGTAGGTAATCACTTTAAGAGGTCGGCCAAATCCTGCACGGTCTGCGCTTCTGTCAAACGTTCGTTGAGAATGTTCGCCGCAAACTTGTCTTTTACCGCTACGACCAAGCTCACAAACTCCAGCGAATCAGCCGCAATCGCATCGAGCCGCGTAGAGGCAAATATCTGGTCAATCGGTACTCCGGTTTCTTCGGACAGGAGCGCGATGAGCGAGATCAAAACGCCGTTAACGCCGATCTTTTCCATGTGTTTTTAGCCACGCACTGATAAATGTAAGTGCCATCCGTCGCAATCTGGCCCGGTTGCCCTGGAGAGTTCGACGGGAAAGCGCTTGTTACCACGATTGGCGCAATCAGATTCGAGGTCACAGCCTGAAACCATTGAATCCAGACGAAGCTAACTTGGCCATTCTTCTCTAAAAACGGACTGCGGATCGGAGGATCAGGGAAGCTCGTCGGCTGGGCCATCAGGCCACCTTGCTCATTTGCTTAGGCAGACGTTCTTGCGTCTCGAACCTGCTGGTCTTGCCCTTCGCCTTCAGGTAGGCGTCAATAATCCTGCATGGCACCGGATCAGCGCATGTCAATTCATATACGCGGTCACGCGACCGGCCCAACTGGTTCCACTTTGCACGGGTTTTGTACTTCCCTGCCTGTCCGAATCCCATGTCGCGGCCCATGCTCCATGTGTGCCCGCCGTCATCCGAGTAACGCAATGTCAGCATGGGATCGCGCGGATTGTTGGCGCCGTCTCTGAGCGGTGGCTGTGGGCTAACGCCAGATTCCACGTCCACCCACAGATAAGAGTGTCGAATCCACTCGTTTTCGCTCGAGATATGCGGAGCCCTGCGCAGCCGGCGAATCGGATTCCCATTGTCGGTGACGAAGTTCCAGCCGCCGCCTGTCATCGTTGGGATGGACATTTGATAGATTTTCCCGCTCTGCCGGTCGCCCACGAGATGCTTCCCGAAGTTGAAGGTGTGGCATTGCGGGAGTGCCGCCTGATAAACGCCTTGCTGGGCATTCCAGTAGCCGCGGCGGTGCCAGAGGCCAGTTGCTGGGTCATAGACCCAAGTCGCTTGTGCGGATGGGAAATTGATAACCCAGAACGAGTGCCCCTGATCCTGATAGGCGAAGGCTCGAGCGTCGGCAATGGTCTGGTAGCTCTGCCAGGCTGTTTCGACGGCGTGGGTGCTGATTCTGACGGGCTGATAGCCGTTTGCCCGCCATGCCACGGCGTTTCCCTGGTCGTTTCGCGCCCCAATCCACATCGGCGCATTGTCAAGCAGGACGGTAGCGAATTGGGCTCCACAGCCCTGCTCCATGAAGCCACCGGGAACTGGAGAGAACGGGAAAAGGTTCCCGGCGTCGTAATCCACTTCCGTTTGCTTCTGCCCGAACAGCCAGATTTGCCGGAAGGCCGGCAGCATCGATACGACGTTATCGGGAAAGGTGTTGATCGTCGTGCTTTGGATGGCCTGCCAAGTCGTAGCATCGAACAGATTAGAGACGAAATACTTCTCACTGCTCGAGACTAGGGCCACAAAGAAGCCGTCATCATAAGTAACTTGCGGGACCGGCGAGGGGAATGTGGCAGCCGGTATCGGCGTGAAAGTGCCCGCCGGATTGAGCACTCCGCTTATGGTCACAGCTTGTAAGAAATAGACGTAGAGCAAGCCGCCGCTGGCAATGAGAAGCTGTTGCGGGCTTGCAACCATCGACACGGGATTACCGTCATTGTTAACGCCACCAAGGGCGTTGAGATTGCCGTTACCCAGAACCTCATAGAGTTGAGCATCAATCACGGCGAAGGTGCGGCCGTTTATCGTCCACAGTCCGCGGACTTGGTTTAAGCCGGCCGCCGCACCGAAAACCGATAACCCTGGAGTCGGGTAGAGCACGCGCGCTGATTTACCGTCGCCCGATTCCACGTTTTCGACGTACCAGTTGATGCACTCCTGGGCATCGGCGTTGACCGACTGGCTGATGTAAGTTCCGCCTACAAAGCCGAACCTGCTCATTAGTTAAACTGCTTCGTCCTGTAGTTGTAGTTCGAGCGATTCCCCGCTCGCTTGCCGGGAATGCCCGCATCGCATGTGCCTAGCCGCGGCGAGCCGATGTTTGGTGCGATAACGAGCGCAGCCGCTTCCTTACGCAGCCCTTCAAGTAACGGCGTCCAATCAGCATCAAATGATGGCGCCAGCGACCGCGCCAGCTCGTACACAATCCAATCCATGTACGCGGGAGGCATGGAAAAGGCATCGGCAAGCTGAAGCTGTGAGAGCACTCGCCAGATTTCAAGCTCAAGCGGATAGGCGACGGTCGGAACGACCCACAGAAACATCGAGCCGTTAGGCCAATCCGGCTCGTAGTACAAATCCGTAGGTATGACGCTGGCAATGGCTGGCGCTAGGTTGTTGGCCCACCACATATCGTCTTGGACCTTAACGGGGACGCGGACGGTCGTAGGCCCTGGATAGTTGAGCAGGATATTGGCCGCGAGAATCTTCACCGGACGTTGCGGCATGATGAAGTTTGCCGTCCCGCTCGGCCCAATCAGGTGGGGCTGCAGGTTCGGTGTGATCGTTCCGATAAAGAACTGCTTGGCGAAGATGTATCGCTCTGCTGCGTTGCGCGCGTCCAGAAAGCGGTTAAACTTCGTGAGTCCCTGAGCACCCTCTGCAGCAGACAGCGGTTCGCCGGGATCATGCACCCCCAGTTCAATCAAGGCCTGCAGGATGATGTCTGCAACCTTGAAGGAGGTTGTGCCACCCGGAGCGGAGGGCCCAGTTACGGGCGCTCCACCGGGAGGTAGGACAGGACCGGGCATTTAGGCTGCCGCAGTCCCTACTGATTCTTCCGACTTCGCCTTGACTTCCGCAGCAAGTTCCTTTTCCAGCCGCTTGATATTTTCATCGCGCGGGATAGACGACTTCTGCAGCTTGTCGAGATGGGCCTTGCCGGGCTTCGCGCTCCAGCCCTTTTCCTTCATCAAGTTTTCCATCTGCTCTTCATCTTGAACGAGCGCGAACTTCCCATTCGCGTTATAGAGCATCTTGGGGAATTCCCCGCCCGCAGGAACCTGCTCGAAATGGTCAGGCGGATGCGCGATGCACAGCGTTTTCAGCTTGGCATCGTAGGGGTTTTCGCCCTCGCAGATCATATGCACCATGTACCGCTTGAGCTTGTCCGTCAGACGCTTGTCGGGGAAGCCCGCTTCGTCCTTGAACACGTCGGGATAGTGCTGTTCGCACTCCTTTACCGTCATGTGCTTTGCCATGTTTCCTCTTTTCTACGTGAATGCTACTGCGCCGACAATCCCTGTGACGATCCACTTACCATTGAAGGCCATCAGGAAAAGCCCCGCGCCGGGCTGGGCTGGGAACGTCGCCACGGTGTTATTGGCCACGCCAGCTTGAAAAGTTCCCGCTGGACACGTTATCGTGTGCGCGTTCGCGGTCGTTGAACCGAGGTAAATCTCAAGACCATCATCACGGCCTGCCACGGGAGCGGCGAGCGTCAGTGCAGCAACTCCGGCTTTCGTGATGACATAACGGCCGGGAGTTGTCGGATCAATGGCTCCATTAACAGCGATTTGATGATTCGCGTCGAGTGGATTTGCGAGCAGGGCGTTGATCGCGTCCTGCGTGAAGGCCCCTTGCGGAACACTGTAAGGCATTTCGTTTTCCTTTCAAGAGAGTGAGGGGATGTCGGAAAAGACCATCCCCATCGGTTGAATTGTTTTACGACAGAGACGAAGGAACCCACTTCAAAAGGCTCTGCGACCAAATGAATGTGAACAAATGGCCGGCAGTGCCGGTTCCCGCCGTCATGATGTTGCCCGCCGCGGTCCAAGTCCAAGTCGAACCTGCAGCAGCAATCACCGTGAACTGGCAGCCACCTGTAGCAGTGGCATTGCAACCAACCGGGATAGTGAATCCCGTGATCGCGCCAGCGCCGCTAATGACAAATAGCGGACCAGTCGGAAGAACCGTACCAGCGGCAGCGGGTACGGTGGCAGTCTGTTGAAAGAAGTCGCCTGCGGAATTGTTAAAGCCTGGAACCCAAGTGCTCGTTATGGAAGAACAGATCCATTGAGCGCCTGTCCTGATATTTACCCACGGCGTAACAATCACGTTGTTCGCTGTGCAAGAAACACCAGAAGTTCCGATTCCCGAAGACGAAGTGCCGCCCGGATCATTGACATAGAAGAACCGCGGAGGCCCGAACAGCACCATGTCGCCGCTCGGATGCGGAGCTGCTACGGTGCCGTTGTAGCCGCGCACGACAGTGACGACAAGCCCGTTCACGGCCTGCACCAGCATCGCTTCCCGGCCAATGTAAAGCATGGATTGGTTGGGCTGCGATGCAGTGGTGCCGAGGTTCGGGTTGATGCCGACAAGTCCGGTCGTGCTCGCAAGCTGAATCAGTTGCGGCGGTGGATTGGTCGTGGACGACAC